AACTTCTTTGCGCCATGGATTGACAAGAAGTACGTGGGGCCTGACGGCCGTGCCATGCCAGGTGAGCTGCGGTGGGTGGGCATGATCCCTGGCGAGAACGGGGTCAGCAAGGACGTGTGGTTCGGCAAGGCCAACCCAGGCCAGTTCGTGGTCGTAGGGGGCAAGCCCGTCTTCGACTTTGACCCATCCAAGTACACGCCCGAAGAGATCATCACGCCCCAGAGCCGCACGTTCATCCCGTCGCGGATCTCGGACAACCCCTACCTGAGCGGCACAGGCTACATGTCCGTGCTGCAGGCCATGCCTGAGCCACTGCGCTCGCAGATGCTGTTCGGCAACTTCGAGGCCGGCATGACCGATGACCCGTGGCAGGTGATCCCCACCGCCTGGGTTGAAGCTGCCATGCTGCGGTGGAAGCCGCAGAGCCCAAAGGGTCCAATGGACAGCATGGGCGTGGACGTGGCCCGGGGCGGCAAGGACAGCACCACCATCTGCAACAGGCACGGCAACTGGTACGACCAGATCATCGTGCTGCCTGGCAAGGACACCCCGTCAGGCCAGCACATCGTTGGCCAGGTGATCGCCGTCCGCCGTGACTCTGCACCCGTGCACATCGACGTGATCGGCGTGGGGGCCAGCCCCTACGACCTGATGAAGGAAGCCCAGATCCAGGTGATCGGGGTGAACGTGGCCGAGGCATCCCACAAGAACGACCGCTCCGGCCGTCTGCGCTTTGCCAACCTGCGCAGCCAGCTGTGGTGGGATCTGCGCGACGCGTTGGACCCGGAGAACGACCTGGGCACCGCCCTGCCCCCAGACCCTGAGCTGCTGGCCGACCTGTGCGCCCCACGTTGGACGCTGTCGGGTATCCGCATCCAGGTGGAGAGCAGAGAGAAGATCATCGAACGCATCGGGCGCAGCCCCGACCGCGCCAGCGCTGTCATCCTGGCCCAGATGGACACACCCAACCTGGCCAAGATCAAGCGCGGCAAGCGCGAGGCCCGGGCCGACTCGCTGGACTACGACCCGCTGGCGGGCTTCTAGCCGGGCGCATAACGGGCGGGGCTGGGGCTACTATCCGGCCCATCGTCCCCAAAGACCGGAGCCCACCATGTGCCTTTTCGGCGGCAACAGCACCCCAGCGATCAAGGAAGTCCAGAAGCCTCAAGAGGTCAAGCAGGTCGAGCAAGGCGCGTTCGGCTCCACCGCTGAAGGCCGCAAGGGCATGGCCCAGAACGGGGGCATGGCAGCCTCCACCCTCCTGACAGGCCCTGGCGGCGTTGAGCGCAACCAGCTGGCCCTGAGCAAGACAACCCTGCTGGGCCAGTAACCCATGGCCGATCCAGTCAAGAAGCCCGAGATCCCGGACAAGCAGCGCTACCTTAAACGCAAGGCGGCGCTGTGGTCTGAGCGCTCCTCGTGGATCACGGACTGGCAGGATCTGGCCGACTACATCCTCCCCACCTCTGGCCGATTCTTTGCGTCGGACGTCAACAAGGGCAGCAAGGTCCAGCGCGGCCGCAAGGTCTACGACAGCAGCGCCAAGCGTGGCCTGAACGTCCTGAGTGCTGGGCTGATGGCTGGCATGACCAGCCCCGCCCGCCCATGGTTCCGACTCTCCACAGGCAACGCCTCCCTCGACAAGGTCCACGCCGTGAAGGTGTGGCTGGCCGAGGTAGCCAAGCTGATGCGGGAAGTGTTCGCCGAGTCGAACGTGTACCGCAGCCTCCACCAGCTGTACACCGAGCTGGGAGCCTTCGGCACCGGCGCCATGGTGCTGCTGGAGGACTTCGAGAATGTCCTGCACTGCTACTCCCTGACCGTTGGTGAGTACGCCCTGGCCACAGACGACAAGGGCAAGGTAAACACCCTGTTCCGTGAGTTCAACATGACCGTGGGTCAGATCGTTGAACAGTTCGGCATCGACAAGTGCAGCACCGCGGTCAAGGGCCACTTCGAGCGTGGCAACGTGGACCAGTGGATCACGGTGCACCACATCATCGAACCCCGCAAGGGACGCGACACCACCAAGCGCGACGCGCTGAACATGCCGTTCAAGTCGGTGTACTACGAGGCCAGCGCTTCCAGTGGTGACGGCCTCCTGGGTGAGTCTGGGTTCAAGACATTCAACTGCCTGGCGCCACGCTGGTTGGTCACGGGCAACGACGTGTACGGCACAGGCCCTGGCCACGATGCGCTGACCGACATCCGCGATCTGCAGCACGGCCAGTTCCGTAAGAAGCAGGCCATCGACTACCAGGTCCAGCCCCCCGTCCAGGCACCGTCCACCCTCAAGGAGGCAGGCGTCAACAAGCTGCCCGGCGGCGTCACCTACGTGGACAGCGTCGGTCCTGAGAATGCTATCCGCTCCCTCTACGAGGTGAAGATCGACCTAGCTGCCCTGCGCGAGGACATCCAGGAGATCCGCGAGCGGGTGAAGTCCCACTTCTACGAGGACCTGTTCCTCATGCTGGCCAACGACACCCGCAGCGGTGTCACCGCCACCGAGGTCGCCGAGCGCCACGAAGAGAAGCTGCTGATGCTTGGCCCTGTGCTTGAGCGCTTGCAGAACGAGCTGCTGGACCCGCTGATCGACTTCGCGTTTGATCGGCTGGCCACCGCCAAGACATCCGACGGCCGGCCGCTGCTGCCGCCCCCGCCGCCCGAGATGCACGGCATGAACCTGAACGTCACGTACATCAGCACGCTGGCTCAGGCACAACGCGCTGTGGGTCTCCAGTCCATCGACCGCATGATCGCAACCATCAGCTCCATCGCTGGCGCAACCCAGGACCCGGGCGTGTGGGACAAGATCAACATCGACGAGACCGTCGACGAGTACGCCGACGGCCTGGGCATCAAGCCCGACCTGATTGTGTCCTCCGAGGACGCTGGCGCCGCACGCGCTGCGCGTGCCAAGAAGCAGCAGCAGCAGGAGGCCCTGGCCATGGCGGAGAGCGCGAGCAAGAGCGCGTCCAACCTGGGTGTCAACGCTGACAACATGCGGGACACCATGAACATGTTCACGGGATACGGCAGCCCCTCTGCCGTGGAGGTATAAACCATGGCCACCATTGATGTAAACACACTGCCCTCGGGCAACGACCGCTGCGCTGTAGCGTCCTGGGCGAGCATGGCCCAAAACGATGTAGGCGTGGCCATTGGCAATTCCCAGTACGCTGACCGCAGCTTCCAAGTTGCAGGCACATTCGGTGGCGCATCGGTTGCCGTTGAAGGCACCAACGACGGCACCAACTGGGCGACGCTGACCGACCTGCAGGGCAACCCTCTGCTGTTCACCACCGCCAAGATCGAGCTGGTAACGGAGGCCACACTGCGCATCCGTCCCAAGGTCACCGGCGGTGACGGCACCACCAACCTGACCGTAACCGCACTTCTGAAGGAGTAACCCATGAGCAACGAACTGATCCAAGCTGCCGACGACGCACGCCGCCTCCTGCGTGGCTTTGCTGCATTCAGCGAAGTGGCTGCAGCTCTCGAGCATGTGGGCACACTTGAGCAGCGCAAGGGCGAGGCAGAGACCCTCCTGAACGCCACGGCCGCCGAGCTCGAAGCTGCGAAGGTAGAGCGCGACACCCACCTCGAGCAGATCGAACAGATCCGCACCGAGTGCAAGCGCACAACCGCTGACGCCAAGACAGTGGCCGAGGGCATCATCAAGAGCGCGAACCTGAAGGCCGAGGACATCATCTCTGATGCCAACGCCGCAGCCGCACTGACACGCGAGGCCGCAGAGAACGTGCGCGCCCAGGCCGACGCCCACATCGTCAACCTGGCAGCCGAGCGCGACGCCCTTCTGGTCGAGACCACAGCGCTGGAAGAGCGAGCCACCGCGGCACGCGACTTCATCGCAAAGCTGCAGGCCTAAGCCATGGCAGATAACGTCGTCACAAACGCAGGGGTAGGTGGTGAAACATTCGCCACTGACGAGATAGGCGGCGTCCACCACCCACGATCCAAGGTGGGGTTTGGCGCGGATGGCGTGTACTCGGATGTAAGCAGCGGCAACCCCATGCCTGTTGCAGGCACGATGGAGCTCGGAGCCACAACCCTTGCTGCACTGGAGACTGTCAGCATAGCGGGTACGGTTCCTGTGTCTGCTGCATCTCTCCCGCTGCCATCTGGGGCTGCGACTGAGACAACGCTGATAGCGGGTCTGCAAACCCTGTTGGCAACGGTTTCGGCGACTATCCAGAACCACAACGCTGTTTTTACAGATGGCGCTGCTGGTCAGTTGATCCTAGGCAAACGCATGGACAGCGACAGCACGACGGTGGCTGATGGGGATTACAACACCTTCAATATGGATGAAGAAGGGCGGCTCAAAGTAGCGTCCAAGCCTGCCAGTTATGCAGCGACAACTGGCAACGTCACCAGCGCAGCAAGCGCAATACCTATCAACACAGAGCGGTTTTCCAATCTGATGATTCACTGCACTGGCACTTTTGCTGGTGCTAACTGTACGTTTGAAGGCTCACTGAACAGCACCAACGGCACAGACGGAAACTGGTTTGCAGTACAGGCGATTCGCTCCAATGCAAACACGATAGAAACCACCACAGGTGTACTCGCAGCGGCTCCTGCTTACGCTTGGGAGCTGTCCGTCAACGCGCTGAAATACTTCCGCATTCGTGCAACCGCGTGGACTTCTGGCACACAAGTGTGGACGCTCGTACCTGGCACGTATGCCACTGAACCAATACCCGGCGCACAGGTTAGCGCGACACAGCCCGTAACGGTCACAGCGGGAACGGTTAACCCAGTAGTGCCTGCAACTCCGTATTTCCTGAACAGCGCAGCGACCACCAACGGGAACTTGGTTCTTACAGGTACGAGTAACTTGTCATCGTTCTATGCTACGAACGAAGGCGCGTCAGTTGCTTATGTCAAGCTGTACAACAAAGCCACTGCGCCGACAGTTGGCACTGATGTACCCGAAATGACTTTTCCTGTGCCTGCTGCGGCTTCTGGTGTGCCCGGCGTGGCAAATCCTAACATCGGCTTTCACGGCTTCCGCTTTGCATTGGGCATGGGCATCGCAATCACAGGCGCTGCAATCCACACAGACACGACTGCGGTGGCTTCCGGTCAGGTCAAAGTCAAACTCAGCCGGACTGTGTAGCGCCATGTGGCTCACCCTCGCAATCAAGAAAGGCAAGTTCGACGCTATCGCTGCGGTGGCGTCGGGTCTTGCGGCACTACTGCGCAGACGGCGTGGCAGGTGAGGTCGCATAACTTTGTCAATGTGGTAGCAGACACAACAGGCACTATTTTCTGGCAGGACACCACTAACAATACCGTGTGGTTTAAGGTCAAGACTCACAGCCTGTCCAACGCGTTCGGGTCTTACGCTAATGCAGCACTGATTTACAAGAACGTAAGCATTGCGGTCACAGCATGAAAAAACTAATTTTTATCCTCGCGCTGTTTTGTACACAGGCATTCGCGCAGCCTGCAACCCCTGAACAGGTGGCATCCGAGTGCATCAGTCAGATGCAAATAGGTGTGTGCCGTGCGCGGCCTGACCGGGCCATGATCGCGCCGGGGCAGACCATGCTTATCTCGGGTGTGGGGCGCGTGTCTTACGCAGCCTATGCAGATTACATGGACTTGTTCAATGAAGCCGTGCCAAGCGATCCAGCCATGTGCGACCTCGCTTTGACGTACATGGAAACCGCACCTGGCAGCGACCATGACAAAGTGGCCCGCGCATTGTGGACGCCTCCACCAGAAGCAGAATCCAAAGTCAATATCGCTGAACTGGCGATTAAATCGGCTATGGGCGCGGGTGTAGCTGCGATGGCTTTTCTCGCTCTGCGCAGGCGATCCTTTGCGGTGAGTATTACGCCGTAGGTGAGCGCATAACTGCACCGCACGGATCTACTATTCGCCCGTTATGAACGCATACACCGACCCCACTGCATTTGAAGGCGAGGCCCGAAATGAAGCGCTGAAAGTGGACGCAGAAAACCGTGCGAAGACGCACGAGGCGGACATCAAGTGGTTGATGTCAAGTCCACGCGGCAGACGGCTGGCGTGGTGGTTGCTGGAGAAGGCGGGTGTCAATCGCACCAGCTACAGCAACTCGGGCAGTGCGATGGCTTTCAACGAAGGCCAACGCAATATGGGTCTCATGATCCAGGCGGACATTGTTAGCCTGGCGCCTGAGCGGTACATGGAAATGCTCGTTGAGGGCAGGAGCGGAAAATGACAGAAGCTGTAGCAACAGGCGGTACACCCAACCCCGCCGGCGCAACACCAACAAACAACAGCGGTGCACCGGGAGGTGAAACGCTTTTGACCGGAGGCGCACCCGCTGCCCCCGAGGCCAACCCCGACGGAACCCCTGCGGAGCCGAAGGCAGAGGCCAAGGATGGCGAGGGGAAGACGGACGGCGAGGGAGCCCCGGCGGTTCCTGAGAAGTACGAATTCACGATGCCCGAGGGCGTTGAGCTCGACACCGCTGCGGCGGAAGAGTTCAGCGTGCTGGCCAAGGAACTGAAGCTGGACAACGCCACCGCGCAACGCGTCGCCGACATTGCAGTAAAAATGCAACAGAAGCAAGCGGAGCAGCAGGCCGCGACGGTGAAAGGTTGGGCTGACTCCAGCAAGACCGACAAAGAGTTTGGTGGCGATAACCTCAAACAGAACCTGTCAGTTGCGCAGAAGGCCATCGACACCTTTGGCTCAAGTGAATTGAAGACGATGCTGAAGACGACCGGGCTGGGTAACCACCCGGAGATTATTCGGTTCGCCTTCAAGGCAGGAAGCGCTATCTCGGAAGACGGATTCGTTCGCGCAGGGGCTCGCGCCCCAACGCCAGCGACCTCGCTGGAAAAGAAGCTCTACCCTAACATGAACTGAAACTAGGAGTCATATAAAATGGCAACTCTCGCTGCAGGCCAGCTCACCCTGGTCGACTGGGCTAAACGCCTGGACCCTGACGGTAACGTCCCCGCCGTCGCTGAACTGCTTTCGCAGACCAACGACATCCTCGAAGACGCTGTGTTCGTGCAAGGCAATTTGCCTACCGGCCACCGTGTCGTGATCCGCACTGGTCTGCCGACCGTGTACTTCCGCATGTTGAATGCCGGTGTGCCGACTTCCAAGTCCACCACCGCGCAGGTCGACGAGTCCGTTGGACTGATGGAAGCCCGCAGCCACATTGACGTGAAGCTCGCAGAGCTGAACGGCAACACCGCTGCATTCCGTCTGAGCGAAGACGCCGCCTTCATCGAAGCGATGAACCAGCTGCAGTGCCAGACCCTGTTCTACGGCAACCCTGGCGTGGACCCCAAGACCTACCTGGGCTTGGCTACCCGCTACGGCGCACTGTCCGGTGCGGGTAACGCCCTGAACATTCTGGACGCAGGCGGCGACGCTGCTGCGACCAACACCTCCATTTGGTTGGTGGTGTGGGGCGAGCAGACAGTCTTCTGCCCCTTCCCCAAGGGCTCCAAGGCTGGCCTCCAGCACAAGGACCTGGGCGAGGAGTCCGTGCCCGACGCCAACGGTAACTACTACCAGGCACTGCGCACGTTGTACCAGTGGGAGAACGGCCTGGTCGTGAAAGACTGGCGCTATGTTGTGCGTATCGCCAACATCAAGGTCGCGGATCTGGCAGCTCAGGCTACCACCCAGGCCGCCAGCGCTGCGACCAACATCATCAAGTTGATGGCCCGGTCTATTGACCGCATCCCCAACCTGAACATGGGCCGCGCCGCCTTCTACGGCAACCGCACCATCTCTTCGCACCTGCGCATCATGGCGCTGGACAAGAGCTCTAGTGCACTTGGTATCCAGGACGCGCTGAACCAGTTCGGCCAACCTGGCAAGCAGCTGACCTTCCTGGGCATCCCGGTGCGCAAGGTGGATCAGATCCTCAACACCGAGTCCAAAGTGGTCTAAGGTGTGACGGGCGGGGCTCCGGCTCCGCCCCCCACGTAACTCAACAGGAGTACAAAATGATCTTTGATGCACTTACCCTCGTGTCGAATGCGCAGGCCGTCACTGCCTCCGCAGTGTCGACCAACACCATCGACCTGTCCCAGGCCCGCGACATCGGCGCCGGTAACGAAGTCTGTTTCGGCGTAACCGTCGACGAGAGCTTCGCCACCGCGACGTCCGTCGAAATCCAGGTCATCACCTCGGCCAACGCCAACCTGTCTTCCCCGAACGTCATCGGCTCCACCGGCGCCATCGTGATCGCTCAACTGACAGCTGGCCGCAGGCCAATCGAAGTGAAGATCCCCCGCTCGCGCCTGAGCTCGCTGCCTGTCGGCCAGCGCTATATCGGTCTGAACTACGTCATCGGTGGCTCCAACGCCACCGCTGGCAAGCTGACCGCCGCGATCTACGCTGACACCTTCCAGGACCAGGCGATGAACTACCCTGTTGGCTACGCCATCGTTTAAGTGGAGCACTGAAAAATGGCTTTGTACAAAGTTCTCGAACCTGCGTTCATCGGTGTGCGGCTCTACAAGGAAGGCGAGATCGTCGAAATCGCCGACGAGTTCGGCCCCGACAAGTCCCCCTGCCTCGTTGCCTGCAACGAACAGGGCGAGCCGGTGGTGGTGAAGAAAGCTAAGGCCCAAAAG